ATTGCTGTGTAGATCTGCTCCGCCGTCTCCCACTCTTTCATCGGAATCCCTGTCGCAAGTGCTAGTTCAACTAGGACTCGATTTAAGCTTCCGACGGCGTAGCTTTTGGGCTATCCACTTCCTCGGATCGAATATCGTCCACGGTATCGCACCAAATCTCGTAAGGTTTAATGGGTTGTCCGCCAAGCTCTCTTTTCTTTGCGTTATATGCCAAGAAAAGAAGATCGTCAAGCCCGACATTTTCGCCAAGCTGTGTAACCTTTAAGCCTGTCTTTCTTTCCCACTTTACGAATTCCGGTGTCGAAGCCGTGAACGATTCCGATTCCCCTGAAAAGTATGTGACTGTGATTCCTGTTTTCATGCTCCCGATTTCCTATCTCTTAGCTGAATGTCTCTGTAGGTGTTCCCACTACCTGAAAGGATAGCGAGACTGTCTGTGCGTCCGGTGCTGAACCGCCGACGGATGGATATGTCGGCAAGATATTACAAGCGAACACGGCTCCTGTTGCAGCTGTGAGTGAAGCTGCCAAAGTTGTGTTTGGTGCTGATTCTGTAGCTGTCCAAAGTGATTCGCAAAGAGATCCTGTTGCGCCCCAATCGGCAAGCATTTCCACATTCAGCATCCAGCTGTCATCTATCGCTTTGTAGGCGCGACCGTCCAATGTCTGATATGTCTCGATGACATGGTCTGCCTCGAGTGAAACTGTTGTAGCTTGTGCATCGTAATTTACGGTGGCGATCGTCAATACGAGATCGCGCCCTGTGATGACGGTCGTTGGCATAATTACTCCTAGTTAGTTTGGGTGTATTGAGTTGAGATGTCAATCTCACAAGCGAGAATGTCTGATCCGCTTGCAAGGGTCATTGGGATTGGATTTGACACGGATCCCACCGTGTAGCCTGACGGAATAACCGCCAGAATGCTCATGACAAGCTGCTCGATGTTGTCGAGAGCTGCATTGTTGGAGTACATAGCGACTCCGACTGTGATGACAAGATTGATTTTCACACGCGTGGATGTCCCGATGAGATTGGGCTCAAGATAGGGCGTATTTGGCACAATGGCAGCAAATGGCACTTGTGGAGCTTCCGGTACGGCATCGTAAGGATTGATGGCGACGCTGGAAATGGCTGTCTTTAATGTGCCGCGGATATTGACCGCAATGGATGAAGCTGTCATGCCAGCATCGCATCCGTATCAAGTGACTTGCCAAGAATACCAATTACGCGATTGAGAAGTGATCGACCCATTCGATATGGAGTCGGTTGGAAATCTACGCCTTCAATTTGTCCGCCAGCTGCATTTATTGATTGGAAGATTTCAACCGATACCACAATGATGGCTTCGTACACAGCCGGATTAGAAGCGTAAATTGTCGCTGCGTCATAGCCGGAAAGATAAGTCGTTCCATGTGGAATGACCGCATTTCGTGTGATGTCTGCATTTGTCTTTGCAAATGAGAATAGGTATTCCGATGAGATTGCTGTGACTGTCTTTGTGCCATCGAATACAGCGTCCCCAATTGAGACGACAACACTCGATCCAACGATGTAATTGTGTGGAGTGTTGGTAGTTAAGGTTGCCACATTATTTGACAATTGACGATCTGTGACAGCTGAAGAATATGAGACAAGAAGTGGCAAAATTACAAGCTCGCTTGTATCAATTACCTTTTGAAGATATGCGTCAGAATAAAGAGAAGAGCTCACTTGCAAGACAGCTCTTAGCTGCGTTGGAGTGACTAGCGACATGAGCTCTTCCCTTCGTCTGCTCGGTTAGCTCGGGAGCGAACTAACCGATGATTGAATGTGGCGGATTACGCCTTGTTATTCTTGAACGCGCCAGCTGCAATGCGAGTTGCGCAAGATCCGAATGAATAGACACCAATTGTTATGGATCCATCCGCTGTTGATTCAGCGCGTAGCTGATAGCTAGGGGACTCATACCATGTGTAGGCATCTGGATTGACGACAAGGATTGTTCCATCGCCATCGCCAGCGTTTGTTGGATCGACATAGAGATTCAATCCTGCGACATTGCCAAGAAGTGATGTTGGCACTACTGCGCCGCCAGCGTTCATTGGATTTGTTGCTGTGTAGATTGGACGACCTGAGTCGTTCAAGCCCATGATGTTTGACCATTGTCCGGTTGATACGATCATGTTGCGAGCAAATGGATTTGCAAGACCAGCTGTTGCAGCATAGACGGAAGCTGCACCGCGAGCTGTAATTCCGAGAAGCTCGGCAGCTGTTGGATATGTGACAGTTGTTGTTGCATCTGCTGTTGCACCTGTAATCAGAAGACCATTGACATACGCATTCTGCGCCTTAGCCATGGCTGCAACCATATTTCGCAAGAGCTCGTCATAGAACAAAGGACTAGTCCTCGTCAAAAGCTCCACGCTGAATTGCTGCTGTCCAGCAAATTTTTTGACATCCACGCTCAAGAACGCGGAATTTTGGTCTGTATTTGAGAATGCTGCATCTTCAGCTGTAACTGCAACTGTTGGTGCTGCTGTAATTTTTGGAATTTCGAATGTCATACCTGCATCGGGCAAAGTGCCGCGAGAGATTGCATCGATTGATGGACGGATTGTTGTTGAAAGTCCGTTGATAACTTCAGCAAGCTGACGAGTTGGGACAAGACCAGCGTTGTCTGTTGTGTTATCTGCTGCAAGGACATACTGACGCGCTTCTTCTGATCCGAGAGCTGCTTGAACCTTGTTCTCAAGGTACTTTGCTGCTGTGATCTCGATGCGTGGCTTTGTGTAAGCGACAGACTTAACTGACGCTGTAACTGACTGTGCGGCTTCTACCGTCTCGACGGTTTCCGCGTTTGTGACGGTGTTTTCCACTTCGTCTCCTTCTGTTGTTGGTGTTTCTTCTGAATCCGGTGTGGGTTCAGAAATTTCTTCAGATGTTGTCGCTGCTACTTCTGCGACGCGAGCTGATCGGACGGCTGGCTCTGATACAAGTGCGACACCTGTGAGCTCGCCAGCTAAGACGCGCATTGTGCCGTCTTTTTCTTGCACATAATCATCGACAGCCAATTCGATTGAGAAGCCATCGCGGAGTCCGTCCATCGCTTCGACAAGTGCATCTGTTCCGGCTGTTGTGTTGGCAATTTTGAATGTTGCGTTGATTGCGCCAGTTCCATCCATTGACATTTCCATCGTCTTACCAATGCGGCGAGTACGATCATGTTCAAGGTTAAGAAATACGCTTTTTGGTTCAATGGATCCTTTTGCAAATACGACTTTGCCCGTCGATGCGTTCGCTGGCTCTTCAAATGCCACGATGCGTCCGGTGATTGTGCGAGAGACAGAATCCGCCGCTGTGATTGTCATTGGTGTTGTTAGCTTCATCCGATCATGTCCTCTTCTTCTTGAATTTGCTCGATGCTCATTGCACCGATGCGGTTGAGAATTTCATACACTTGCGCTCTTTCGTAAGGATTGCCACGCAAGAAATCGTCTAAGTCGTAACGGACATATTGTGAAGCCGGAGTGAAATCCGTTAAAGAAAGCCTTTGTTCGATAATTGTGAGAACCGGACGAATTGAAAAGTCAATAAGGTCGCGTCGTTGATTGACAGCATTTGAATATGTCATCGATGATGGATCAGCTGAAGCAAACCAAGCCGGAAGCCCGATTGCGCGGCAGAGCTCGAGAGCAAGATAATTTCTCGCCTCATTCATTTGAAGATTCTTTGGATCGTATCCAATTGTGTCCATCTTGATGTCTGCATTTAAGAATGTGACAGCCTTTGAAGCTTTATTCTTGAAAGCGTTGATAAGTGATGCAACGCGATCTTTTGGAAGCTGGACGCCATTGGATGACAAGACAATTTGTGGAATTGGATTCAAAGCGAAATCGTAAGCCGCTCTTTCAAGTGCGTGAGCTGCGCGGACTGTGCGACCAGCGCGATTGAGCAACCCTTCTTGCATATTTCCAAAGACGACAAGATCTTCGGGAGCGATGTAGTAGCCGTCAATTCGGTAAGACTCAACTTCGGTTCCAAGTGAATTTGTTTCTACTGTAACGCGCTCCGGTGCAATTCTTTCCATCGCTTGAATTCTTCCGGTGTCCGCATAACGAGACAACACGCGAGAATATGCAGCTGGACGGAAAAGCAAATCTTCCGCTATCCAAGCCCAATACTCCGCGCCTGTGATTCGTGGATCCGGTTGGTGAATTACGCGTGGAGAATAGACAGTCTCATTTGTTTCTTTGACTTTTGTCTCAAGCGGTAACGATGCAACGGTTGAGCAAATAATTCCGCGAGCGCGAGCGATTGTTGGTACGCCCATCGCTTCGGATCGTGTTGCACTTTGTCCGACTGCAAAGAATGGAGCACCAATTGAATCGATAGAGTTAATCGGCGCGAGAGAAGCATCGACGGCAGCTTCAGCAATAGGCGTTGGAGCCGTGATAAAGAAATCTTTGAGACCCATGCCTCAATTTTACGGATCCGATACATCTAGCCGATCATAATGTCAAGATCCGTCTGTGGGCGTGTCGCGTAATGTGTGACGAGCGCACAAGCCACGGTCGCACACACAGTCGATTGAGAAGCTCTGCGTCCAATAGTCCATCCGCCATCTCCGAATGGAAGCCTCGCTGCCGAAAGGATCTGTTTCGTCAATTCCGGCTGCTGTCCGTGTCGTAATCTCTTCGATGAAATCGCTCCTAATAATTCGTCGCAAGATTGACCGTAAAGAGCCCCGTCTATGTCGGCGATTGGGATTCCGGCTGGCTGAAGTCTAGCGGCGATGGCTGAAGAAGTACGGCGCGAATACGCCAACACTTCGACCGGATATTCTGCAAAGTGATCCGCGATGTCATTTGCGATGGCTTTGTCATCAAGCGAAAT